ATCTTTATTTTCATCCATAAGCTATATACATAAAAAACATTTAATTATAAAACTAATATAAAAAAATATATATAATATAAATGTTTTACAATTATTATTATTATAAAAAACTAAGTTAAAATTAATCAAACAATATAATGTATAAATGAATATAGAAAATCAACCAAGCGATTGTCATGAGTTAAAAAGTCTAAAATATAAAACAATGATATTAAATGGCGTATCTTGGCCTGAAACGAAATCTTCCAGTGATTTAACTAATTTAGATAAATTTTTAGAAAATGAAAAAATAAACAACGCAAGTGAACCATGGAGTAAACTAGATAAAACTGCTAAAATCAAGAAACTAACATCATTTGCGGATTATTATAAAAATGAAAATGATCTATCTGTTAATGAATATGAAAGTCTTATTCATTTTTTTAGAGATTGTTTAGATAGAAAAAAATTACAAAGAGTTAAAGATGTTAATTATAATAAAGAAACAGGTGAAATTAAAGATATTCCAGCATTACATTATAATAAACAATTAAATCATTTTACATTGAAAAATATTGATAAACGCGTATCAACTGTAAGAGGCCTTGCTCCAAAAAAAAAACAAGGAACTATAAAAAATACAAAAGTAAGTGATTATGATTCTGAGAAAGATGAATAAATAATATATAAAATTGATATGTTTATAATAGTTTATAAGTATAAAAACAACTTATATATATTATATAAATGTTGAATGAGTTGATAGATATAACTGATAAAATTATTGTAGAAGATGTTCCTAAATATTTCAATGATGACGAATCATTAGAATTATACCAAACATGTTTTGATATGATGGAAGAATTTATAAAAGAAAATCCAAAAGTTATAACAGAACCTGATTTTGAAGATATTTTTGATGAAAACATTGAAGAATTAATGAAATCCCATTTTGATTCTGATTTATGTTACACTGAAGAAGCAGAAGAAGAAATGGAAGAAATTATAGAACGCGCTAAAACTGATTTCTTTACAGATTTTATTCCTCCTCGTTCATATCCTAACACAATTATTTTAAAACAACCAGATTACAAGTTAATTAAAGAAAAAATTAATCATTTAAAAAATAAACCTCAACCCGAGCAGCGAACTAAAGAGTGGTATCAATTTAGATATAACTTAATAACTGCTTCAAACGCATATAAAGCCTTTGAAAATCAATCTACAAAAAATCAATTGATTTATGAAAAATGTCAACCATTAAATCAGAATCTAGTAAATAATTCAGAAGATATAAAAGAGGTTGTTTTGGTAAATACTAATACTACATTACATTGGGGACAAAAATACGAACCATTGTCTTTAAAAATTTATGAAGACACTTACAATACCAAGGTAGCTGATTTTGGTTGTATTCAACATGATACCTACAAATATGTAGGCGCATCGCCGGATGGAATTAACGTTGACCCAAATTCGCAGCGTTATGGACGAATGTTAGAAATAAAAAATATAGTTAATCGTGAAATAGATGGAATTCCAAAAAAAGAATATTGGATTCAAATGCAGTTACAAATGGAAGTTTGTGATCTGGATGAATGTGATTTTATAGAAACCAAATTTATTGAATACAATGATTATAATGGTTATTTAGAAGATACAAATGAAGAATTATTTGAAGATGAAGATGGTAATGAATTTAAAAATATTTGTTTGTCAAAAGGTGATAAAATGAAGGGACAAATAATATACTTTCATACAAAAGAAGGTAAACCATTTTACGTATATAAACCTCTAGATATTATTCATCCATATGATATAAAAGAATGGGAAGAAAAGACAATTGGATATTATCAAGAAAATCCTGAATTTAACAATTTTACATATATGAAAACTATTTATTGGAAATTAGAGGAAATTAGTTGTGTTCTTGTTTGTAGAAATAAACAATGGTTTAAAGATAATATAAAAGAATTAGAAGAATTATGGAAAATTGTAGAAAAAGAAAGAATTACTGGTTATGAACATCGTGCGCCAAATAAAAGAGAACCAAAAAAAGAAAATTATGATAAACCATTTAATAGTGGATGTTTGTTACAATTCAATAAAGAAACTGGTAAAATAACTGTAGCAAAATTAAATATTGAATTAAATATTTAATATAATATATTTTCATTTGTTGGAATTGAATAAAATAAATCATTTGGTTCAGCTCTAAAATAACCAACACGTGCCCCTGGTCCTTCTTCAGCAGGTGGTAAAGGTACAGTTATGTTTGTTTTGTTATTTTTTTTATCATGATATAATGCGCCACAAAAATCAGCACGAATACAAGTTCCATCATCTGGATTATAGCGATATCTTAAATTATTTGTAATTTGTTTATAGGACCCTAGTTTAAAAATTGGATAATGCCACCATATATCGCTATAATTATCACGTGATGTTTCATTTTTTACTATTAATGGAAAATCGTTTAGAATAGGTTTATCAACAGATATTGGAAAATCACCGGGAGATTGAAATCCTTCTTTTAAAAAGGGAGCTAAATATAAACTAAATGTTAATATTAATATTAAAAATAGTATACTTCCTAACATGTGAAATTTATTCTTCATTATATATTATACTTTTATAAAACTTTTTATAAAACTTTTTATAAAACTTAAAAAAAACCCCAAATAATTTTTTTATAAAAATTGACTTAAAATCTAATTAACAATAATATTATACATGGACAAATTTATTATGAATGTTACGAAAAGAAATGGTGAATTAGAAGAAATCGCATTTGATAAGATTTTAAATAGAATCAAAAAATTAGGTCAAGAAGCTAACATTCAAATTAATTATCAACAACTTGTAATGAAAGTTATTGATCAATTATATGATAAAATTCCTACTACTAAAATTGATGAACTAGCCGCAGAACAATGTGCTTCTTTATCTACATTACATCCTGATTATGGAATATTAGCTGGTAGAATTATTGTTTCTAATCATCAAAAAAATACAGATACACTTTTTTCTAACGTTATAATGGAATTATATAATTTTACTGATATTCATGGTAAAAACTATCCTCTAGTTAATCAACAATTATGGGATTTTGTTCAAATTTATAAGGACGAAATTGATTCTATTATTAATTACGATAGAGATTATCTTATAGATTATTTTGGATTTAAAACATTAGAACGTTCTTATTTATTTAAAAATGGAAATAGAGTTATTGAAAGACCCCAACATATGTGGATGCGTGTTGCTATTGGTATTCATAGCCTACAAATTAATGATTTATCATTAGCTCTTGTTAAAGAAACTTATGATTTAATGTCTCAAAAATATTTTACACATGCTACTCCTACATTATTTAATGCGGGTACTTCTAGATCTCAATTATCTAGTTGTTATTTAATTGCTATGGAAGAAGATAGCATTGAGGGTATTTATAATACTTTAAAAGATTGTGCTTTAATATCTAAATATTCCGGAGGTATTGGACTTCATATTCATAATATTAGAGCCAAAGATTCTTACATTAAAGGAACAAATGGTAAAACGGATGGTTTAGTTCCCATGTTACGTGTTTTTAATAATACAGCTAGATATGTTAATCAATCTGGACGTCGTAATGGATCGTTTGCTATTTATTTAGAACCTTGGCATGCCGATATTTTTGAATTTTTAGAGCTTAGAAAAAATCATGGCGATGAAGAATTAAAAGCACGTGATTTATTTTATGCTTTGTGGATTTCTGATTTATTTATGGAAAGAGTAAAAGAACCAAATGGTAAATGGTCTTTATTTTGTCCTCATGAATGTCCTGGGTTATCTGATGTTTATAGTGAACAATTTAAAAATCTTTATGAAAAATATGAAAATGAAGGGAAAGCTAGAAAAACTATTCTAGCACGTGATTTATGGTTCGCAATTCTTGACGCACAAATGGAAACAGGAACACCTTATATTCTTTATAAAGATGCTTGTAATAAAAAATCTAATCAACAAAATATAGGAACTATTAAATCGTCAAATTTATGCAGTGAAGTAGTGCAGTACTCAGACGATAAAGAGACCGCTGTTTGTAATCTAGCATCAATCGCATTACCAGCATTTGTAAACGAAGAAACAAAACAATTTGATTACGATAAGCTTCATGAAATAACAAAAGTTGTAACTAACAATTTAAATCAAGTGATAGATATTAATTTTTATCCAACTGAAAAAACAAAGAGAAGTAATATGAGACATAGACCCATTGGCATTGGTGTTCAAGGATTAGCAGATGCTTTTATTTTAATGGATATACCATTTCATTCTGAGCTAGCTAAAGAAGTAAACACCAATATTTTTGAAACAATTTATCATGCTGCTTTAGAAAAAAGTAATGAAATAGCTTTACAAAGAACTAAAATTTTGAAAGAATTAGTAAAAAAAGATAGATTTGCTTTTATGAATTTTATACCAGAAGAAGAATATGATTGTTTATCAATTAGAGGAGAAGAATCAAACTTACTTGGATCTTATACTTCCTTTGAAGGTTCTCCTGCTTCTAAAGGAATTCTTCAATTTGATATGTGGTCTAAAGAACCAAGTAACCGTTATGATTGGGCAAAGTTAAAACAATCTATTATTGAAAATGGACTTAGAAATTCTTTACTTGTGGCTCCTATGCCTACTGCGTCAACATCTCAAATTTTAGGATACAATGAATGTTTTGAACCCTTAACTAGTAATATTTATTCTAGAAGAACTTTAGCAGGAGAATTTGTTGTTGTTAATAAATATTTAATGAAAGAATTAATTAATTTAGGTTTATGGAATGAACAAATTAAAAATAATATTATTGCTAATAAGGGATCAGTTCAACAACTAACTAACATTCCTGATCATATTCGTGATAAATACAAAATAGTTTGGGAAATACCTATGAAACATTTAATTGATATGGCAGCTGATAGAGGTGCGTTTATTTGTCAAAGTCAGAGTCTCAATTTATGGATGGAAGATCCAGTATATAATAAATTAACTTCTATGCATTTTTATGCTTGGAACAAAGGTTTAAAAACTGGTATATATTATTTAAGACGAAAGGCTAAACATCAAGCACAACAGTTTACAATTGAACCTGAAAATATAAAAAAACAGGAAGAAATTTGTGAAATGTGTTCTGCTTAAAAATGTTTATTTTTTGTTACGATATTTCCTTGATTTTCTTTTTGAGTTTTTAGATTTTCTTTTTGACTTTTTTAAAGATTTTTTTTTAGAACCTGCTTTTTTGGGTGGGAAACTTACATATTTTATTCCAGTTATTCTTTTATATCTTCCTAATCTGCTTTTTTCATTATTTTCATTTTTTATTTCTTGAATACTTTTTCCTGTCATTTGCGATTCCAATAAATCATTATCTATTTGATCACATATTTTTAATCCAGTTTCACCTAAACCTTCAGGATTAATCCCATTAGGAGTAAATTCGTTTATAATTTTAACAATTGGATTTATAGGATTTAAATCCTTCAAAATAAAATATATATCTGGTTCTCCTATTCCACAGACTGGTACTTCTTGATTTTCATCAAAATGAAGTCCTTGAAACCATAAACGATAAAAAACTCTTAAGCACGCTACAACATCAATTAAAGCATTATGTAAAGCTTCTTCTTTTGGAGCATATCCATACATTCTGAAATATGCTTGATTTAATCTAGGCATTTTATAAATTGGCGGATTTTTATTACAATTATATGTGTAGCATATTTTTACACTATTAATTGCTTTACATGCTGTACAATAAAATTTATCTCTTGATGAAATCAAGACATCAAACAAATCTTTTTGTTCTGTTCTGGCACATTCAGCCAATAACATATTCATATCAAAAGTAACATTATGTCCAGTCACTACATCTGCGTTATTAAAATAATCAATGAATTCATTAAGAGCTTTATCCATATCCAATCTTGACTCCATATTTTGTAATCCAGATTCTATAGCCATTTTAGTAATTTTATGTGCTTGAGACAAATATTCCTCAGTAGTAAATCTTTCGGGAAGATTTATATAAATATCTTTTACGATTGTTTCATTATTTTTTGTATCAAAAAAAATATAACTAAGTTGAACAATATATGGCCATGAATCCTTATAATTCTGTAATAATTCAGGCTCTTTATCTAACATTTCTTTTTCTAATTTACTCTCATTTAAAATTTCAGTTAAACGACTGTTAAATTCTGACCAAGTTTCCCATTTATTTCCATTTTTTATAGGAGGAAAATTATCTTCATTTACTTGAAATGGTGGTAAACCTGTTGTTTCAGTATCAAAAACTAATATTTTTACCATTTTATTTATATAATATATAAAGAAGTAAAAAAAAATTATTATTATGTTTCAAAGAAGTAAAGGA